TTTTCATCAGGAAATTCGAACTCAACTTTTTCAAAATCAGCCATAGAACCTCCTTAATTGGGGCGTTGGATACCACGGGGGTCTTGCACAACAGCCTGCACCGAATCATCGGAAATGAGTCTCCACTCAGTACCATGAATCTTCATGCGGGTTCCGGTGTTAGGACGTACTAACACAAAGTCACCGACCTGACAGGCTGGGCCTGAAGGGAAGCGCTTTTCGTCTTTAAACGCATCGGGACCAATTTTGGCCACGAATAGTACTGGGGAGAGTAACTCCTCATAATGCATAGCGGTAGCCGACTTCAAAATGCCGGTTTCGCTAAACTCCTCTTCCGCCTTTGGCAACATACACAACAAGTGGTACGTGGCCGGGTCTGGAAGTTGTTTGGCTTTCTCTTCAGCAGTGGTATTAAGCACACCGCTAAGATCAACCGCACTAACATCAAATTCAGTCATCGTCTGAGTCCTTAAGTTTACGCACGAGGTCTGCAATTTCTAACTGCGCGGTCTGTAGACCTCGGATATTTCCGCACAGCTCCTTATAGTGATCGTAGGATTTCGCACTACCATCACCGACGGCCATTTGCAAAAGCTTGAGGTGGTCTTCAAGCTTGTCGCGTAAAAGTTCAAGGACTTGATGCTGCATCAGTCTTCCTTCTTAGGTTTTTGTTGTTGCGATGCGCTGAGCATCATTTGCAACATTTTTTGTTTAGCCAGCAGGTCTTGTGTTTGCTGGTTGTGGGTTAAGTTTTGAGCATGTTGTTGGTCTTTGCGAGCCAACTCTGCCTGATGGATTTGCTCTGCCTGAGCAATTTCTTGCTGGACACGTTGAGCCGCGAGCACAGGGTCTTCCCCTTGCTGACCTGCGGCCTGTTGCATCTTGAGTTGAAGCTCTGCCTGCTTGATAGCCAAGTCCCCTTGCACCTTTTGCGCTTTGGTTTGAGCTTCCTGAGCTTTGATTTGCAACTCTTGCTGTTGCATTTGAACCAGCGGGTCCTGTTGCGTTTGTTGCGCTTGCTGTTGAGCTGCCTGACCTTTGTTGACTTGCAGCAACTGCGCCGCAGCCTGAGCCACCAACTTGGACAACTGCACTTCGACTTGAGGGTCGAGGTTTGCGTTTGGCTGGGGCAAGGTGGCACCCAACTGCTGTTCAATCTTAGAGCGATACTGGAACGCGATGTGCTCGGCAACGTGAGCCATGATTGACGCTTGCATCTGTTGAGCCATGGGGTTTTGGCCCATTTGACCCATCACCATTGGGTCCTGCATCATGGATGTGTGGACAGCAATGTGTGCGTCGTGGTCTTGGAAAATGAATGCCTTCGTGGGTTTGCCAGTCAGGAAAGCCATGTTTTCCGAGATGGGGTCGCGTGGCGTTTGATCGTCTTCAATCGGCACCAGCTTGTCAGCATTCTTGATACCCAAGACCTCAATCATTTGACGGTGCAACTGTGGCAGGTCATAGATTTGTGGGGCACCTTGAGCCAACTGAATAACAGCCTGATACTGCATGATGCGCTGAGCCATCGTTGCAGAGTTAGGGTCGCTCACTGGGATGACATCGACCATGTCGTAGTCACCGCGTTTAGCTTGAGGTTGACCTGATGAAGGGTCATACTCGTACTCACCGGGAGTGTAGTCGCGGATAATGTCTTTGAGCAGTTTAAACTCTTGCTTCATCGAGTAGTGGACGCGGGCCTGCACCGCAGACATTGTCTTAAGCTGGCGCTCAAGCAACGCTAAGGTTGTACCCACTGGGGCGTTAGCGCTCATGTCGCTGATGTTCATGTCAGCAATAGAGCCTAGACGTCTACCTTCATCGGTAATCTTGTCTAAGAGACCTGCCAAAACCTGTGAAGGTTCTTTGTACGGCAGCGTCATGATGTTGTCGCGCACGGTACCCATTGGTACATCTACGTCGCGGAACTCACCGGGCTGGATTGGTGTGTCGTCACCTTTAATGCGCATGCCGCGTGACTTCAAGCCGCCGGGCAAGTTGCTCAATGTACCTGCATCGACAAGCTGTCTCAGGAGGGAGGTGCCTGCGCGGGCGTAGCCACCAATCAGGTGAATCAGGCCCAAGCCATAAGCACCGAAACCGGGGATGTAGGTGTACTGCACAAAGTGCTGGCGCTTTAAACGCTTTGCATCATCTTCAGCCCAGTTGCGGCGGATTGCCAAAACTTTCTTTGTACCGCGCTCGATGGTGATGACGTAAGGTAGAGCAATACCGTCCTCGTCCTCATAACCGGGGAGGTCGTACTCAACATGAATCTCAAGGAATTGATAGCGACCGTCTTCGTTGATTGTGTAGCCTTGGTCTTCAGCCTTTTGCTTTTCTACGTCGGTGTAGAAGGAGAGAGGCTCGCCAAGGTCAACATTCAAATAGAAGCCTGAGACTTGAAGCTTCTTTACGTCGTTTTCAGTCTTACGCATAATATGCGTAACACGCTCGGAGGTCATTCCACTGGACGCTCCGTACGGGATAATCACGTCCTCTGCGGGCAAGAAAATGGATGCTTGACGTCCAAGACCGGGATCGTAATAAACCTTCTTGAATGCTGCGCCGGCAAGGCCGAGGGAGTACAACATGCGCTCGTGTTCAGGTCGGTACTCAGGCATACCTTCCGTCAATTTGTAATTCATGTCCTCCCGGACGCGCTCTGCTGCCTCTTCTTTAAGCTTATCAATAGCGCCGATAATTTGCGTTTTGACGGGGCCTTGCGCTGGAAAAGTTTCAATAATAGTCTCACTTTGAAACCTAACTGCCGCTTCGGTGAGTACAGTGGAGTAGACACCGCACGCACCATCCCAAGGTTCGGTTCTCTCTTCATACTTCATCCCCAAAACTTCAAGACCTTTGACGTACATTTCAGTCCAGTCTTTGCGGCTGTTGATGTCAGTGTCCACTAACTCAAGCAGGTCGCTGGCAATCTTTTGCAGTTCACCGTCATCAATGTACTCGGCAAGGTTATCGTCAAAACCTTCCTCCTCAATTTCCTCGGAGAACTCCACCTCAACGCCATTGCTGTCGAGGGGGATGCCTGCGTCGCTGACAATCTCAATTTCGACGGTGCCTTCTCCTTCCATGAGATCGTTTAAACCCATTGGCGCTTGATTGACTACTTTATCGATGCTCATAATATTCCTTAGTAATACGGTACTTTTCTGCGATAGTTCAAAGGTTCATCAGCTTCATCGCTATCAATGGTGATAAAGCCGCCTTGGCGAAACCGCATCAAAGCCTGACTGCTTGAATCAACAAGGTCATCGTGATCGCCATTTGGGAAAGAAGCCAACTCATCCATCACTTCTTCCGCCCAACGGGTTTCAGGACACCACACCATGCCGGAGGCAAACAGGTCTGAGATTGCGTTTACACGACTGATCTTATCGTTTCCTTTGCCCGGCGTAAACTCTGACATTGGGATGCCCATTTTGCGCATCTCATAAATCAATGGTGCGCCTGCCGCCCTCTTTTCAACAATCAATGTATCGGGCTCCCACTCTTTGTACATCTCCAGAGCTTTAACTTTAAGCTCCGGGAACTCCATGCGCTCTTTAAACGCATCAAGCAAGATGATGTTTGGTCTCAGGTTGCCGTGTTTATCGGGGTGGTCAAAGATGCCCCATGTTGTACAGGCTGAGAAGTCTGCGCGGTTGTTTTTTTCAAACGCGGTGTCCCAAGATTGGATGATGTAAGAGCACGGCGGGGCGCGTTTCTCTTCCCAAAGCATCCACTGGTCCCGTTTAATGATCGCACCCTCCTCGGAGGTGGGGTTCTGTTGGTACTGAGCCTCCCACTTTGAGACTGGAAGCTCGGATTTCAGGGCTTCTAGGGCCTGTAGAGACCAAAAACCGGGCCACAAAGGGGTCCCAGAGGGCAAAATTGCCGGAAAATCAATGGTTTCCCACTGATCTACACCGTCTTTAGCCGAATTTTTTATAATTTGGCCGGTTAAATCCCGTTTTGACCACCGTGTCATCACAATAATGATGGCTCCGCCCGGCTGTA